CAATATTTACGGATCCACTGCTTACCCATGGAGTTGATGTTTTCATAGGGAAGGTTCCCAAATGGGACCGTATTCATATTATTGATGCCTTGAGTGCCGTCAGTGAAGTCGGAACTTTCTTCCCATGCGTTTTGATCGTCGATATAAAATCTAAACCACATGCGGTCAATTCCGCTAAAGTCCCAATAGCCCGGATCGGGGTAAAGACGCAATTTGTTGTTAATAACCTCGTAAGAGAAATTAGAAGTACGAGTAAAGATTGAATCCTCATACATCATGGCTTGTAGTTTATTCTGCCACGTCGGTATAAGCTCAAAAGTGGAGTCGTCCGAAAATTGACCGTAGGTAGTCAAATTACCAACAACGCCAATGCCTCCATAATACCCATAGAATCGCCACATGGCGCGGGGAGTTTTATAAAAAACCTGCGTGATGATGATACGCTTAGTTCCCACCTTACCGGCAAAATTCACCGCGTTACCGGCGGAATCCTCGCCCGTTGAGGATGCGGTTTCAATAATTTCTTGAAGATCGTAGTCCTGCTGCTTACTCTTCGGCTTAAACGATCCTGAATATTGAGGAACCGATCCTCCGAGGCCGGCCATTCCTATCATGGTATCTCCAACCCTCTTGGAGTATCCTACCTGAAATCTGGGATATTTTAAATTAACATTCGAGGGGCCTTCCGTCAATTCTCCCTTGTGATCGAAGGCGCCAGTGGTATTGCCCAAAACGCTCGATAGTACATTTTTTCCCTGATGAAGATTTACATAGTAGGAATATTCGAGCACTGCCTCTTCGTATGCGGCGTATACGTTGGCAGGAGTAAGTTCGATATCAACCACATCGCCACCCAGTTTCTTGTATACATAAGCTACCTGAGTAGATGCACCACTGATGAACTCAGCAGATCCGGTATATATGCCGAAAGGAAAGGATCCCGTTACTAAGGCAGTGCTGCCGGTTGAAGTAAGGACTATTGCGCTTGTTTGGGATTTAGGGCTAAGGTTTGTTGGCATTGAATGAGGTTTCCGTAGTTACATGTTAAATAGTTTTTGATATTACAAAAAATGAAAATCTCAAAAATTTACCGGCGAAAAAATTTGAGAGATCGACATTTTTAAGGTTTTTCCTTCAAATAAAAAGCCCCCGCCAAAATGACGGGGGCTTTTTTACTTTGCCTTAGCTAAATTGCTTAGGAGCCGCTCTCGCCGTTCATACCACGGACGACAACTAGACCGTACATATCGGGTCGAACCATCTTCTTGGCGTAACGGGTCATGACACCCTTACGCGGCACGAAGTCTTCAGGTCCGAAGATCGTAGGTGTAGTTTGCAGTGGCACATACGGTGCGTACACATATCCGCTCTCAAGGAACGAACTACCGCGACGACCAACCAAGATAAGGTTACGATAGAAGTACGGATCAACGTACACATCGAACTTCTTAGTTAGAGCGCCGACCTTAACAGCTCCGATGGAACCACGCTCGTCGTCATTAGTGACGGAAGCACGGAATCCTGCGGTGAACTCAAGGATGTTAGCGATCTCTGGTCCGCAAACGATGAAGTTTGCACCGCCGCGGAGTGTCTTACGATGGATCTGGGCGGACACATCATTGATGGTCTCAACCAGCGTCTCGTACCACTCAGAGACAGTACCAGTGAAGTCGGGGGCCTTAGTGGAGGCACCAACCTCGTTACCTGTTGTGCGATCTACGAAGAGACCCGGGGAACGCGCCCAGTACAGAGTACCGGCAGTTGAACCACGGACAAGATCTTCGAGGATCTCTTGGTCAATCTCAAGAGCAATCTGCTCGGAGAGAATTGAGGTAAGCTCGACCTCGGCGTCAAGGTTGTGATAGGCATTAAGATCCTGTCCCAACTCTGGCGTCCACTTGGCCTTCAGCTTCTTGGTGACAGCCGTCACAGCCACGGAATCGACCTTGATGTCGATTTCTGGGATGTTCGGGTTGTTCTCAAGGCCCCATGGATCGTCACCGACCACAGCACCAAGAGCACCACCGGCAACGAAGTCGTCGACGATCGGGTAAGTAAACCCAAGCTGACCAGCAGTAGTACCGGCAATTGAACCAGTAATAGCAGCGTGAAGCTCGGCCGCGGTGGTCTCACCATCATAAGAGCAAATAACGCCTAGGGCTTGAGTTGCACTTGTACCACTCATCCGCGTCAAACGACGGAGATGGATGGCTGAATCTGCCGAACTGCTGTTATAAATACGCGCGAAACCAGCAGAACTGGAGAGCGTGACCGTATTAAGGTTGCGGTTACCGTTAGAGGCATCAAAATCTGTGAGAATGTTCGTGTCAAACGAGAACACACCAACAGTTGAGATACCTTCCTTAAGTTCCATATCCCATTCCACAAGCTTCGGAATCTCGCCCGCAGAGGAGCTATAGACACTTGCACTCACGAATGTGATGGTAGCTGCTACTGAACCCGTGGGAGATGCGTAACCGTTGTTAAGGTCATAAGGACCCAACTCGGAGAAGCTTCCTGTGATTCTTACACCACCGGTGATTTGTGAACCGACTCGGCCACCACCGTACAGGGAACCTTCGACTCCGACACCATCAACTCCTCCGACGCCGTACCCCAAACGAGGAAGACCGGGGCCTTGAGAAGAAACAGTGAAGTCGAGGAAGAAAATGAGACCGCTAGGCAGACTCATGGGCTGAACGGAAACGAGATCGTTAGCGATCAGACCAGCGAAAACACGACGTACGATGGGGAATGCCACTGCGGCAAAACCCTCGACGTCACCACCTTGCATGGTGGACGCTTCGCGAAGTAGTTCTTTTGCTTGGTTTTCAAGCAATCGCGCCATAGAACTGCGGGATGCATCTCTTGAGATCCCTTCCAGAAGTCCCGTCTTCTCCCACTTGGAAAGAAGAGCATGACCTTCTGCGCGCATGTCACGATTGACAATACCTTCTGTCAATCTTTCAACAATACTAGACATTTTAAAATCACCTCCTTTTATTTTATGATTATTTTATTCCAGCTAGTTTTTTCATCCGATCCGACCAAGGATCTGATGCCGCGCTCTCGGCATGACGAGTAGCACGGATAACGGAAGAACGACGACTAATGGCCTCGCCCAGTGATTTCGGGGTGCGCTTAGGAGCGACCTCCACTGTGCTTTGAAGCGTATCGAATATCGTACGGGCTTCCGCTACTGAACCGGCGCTTGAAATAGCTTCGACAATCTTATCTTTTTGCCGCTCATTTAGGGAGGTATTTCTCAATACACGGTTCGTGTAAAGCAAGCGAGCGTTAGAAAGATTTACTTCTTGTAAACTCCCCTTTAACTCGTTAAGCGCTTGCTTATATTGATTATTTTGCTCAGTAAGTTGTTTATTTTCTGCAAACAACTCTTCTTGAGCTTTGTTCAAATCTTCTAAATCTTCTTTTACGTCCTCGGTCTGAGCACCGGCTAACGCCCTCTCTTGCTCATACTCAAGTTGTGTGGTGGGTCGACCGGCCCAGCCCGATAATTCGGAGTCCATGTCGACGGTAAGCTTTTCAACAATATCGCTTACAAGAGAATCGAGGTTTTCGTTAGTACCTCCGTATCCCGATGCTTTATCTTGCTCTGAAGAGGCGGCCGTTTCGGCGGCTGCGGCCTCTCCCTCACCAGCACTCTCTTCACCCGCATCGGCCATTTCGCCGGCGCCTTGGGGATCTTGATCTTCCTGCTGAAGCTCCTCATCGTCCTCTTCTGAAAGAATGTTGGCGAGGTCTTCTGCAGTAATCTCGATTTCTTCATCTAGATCGGTGCCGAGTGTCTTGACGGCTTCTTGGAGGGCTCCAAGATCAATGGTGACTTCCACCTCTTGTCCTTCGCCGGGAAAGTTGGAAAGATTTTCTCCACTCATATCGGCTAAGTCGGCTGTCGCTGCGAGAGGCACATCATCCCCTTCGACAATCTCCTCTCCCGGTTCAACGGCGGGGGATTCCTCCATTGGAATCTCCGGCATTGCGGCGTCGCCCAGCGGCTCATCAGCAGGAGGGGCTTCCACTCCCGCATCCAAATCATCAAGGCCGGGGATGGCTTCATCTTGTTCCAGAATGTTTTCTAAGGTTTTGCGCACTTCCGTAGAATATTTCTCGATAACAATATTTTCAGCATTTTT